TCCATCTGTTTGTACGAAATATTGTTGTCCTATGGTGAGGTCTTCTAGTGTTCCAGTAGGAGCTAGAACTATTGCTTTTCCCTTACTACTATCTCCATCATCTCTATAGAAAATAACAGCTTTATTTTCATTGCTGTCAAATGTAGTTGATGTATATTTAGTAGTTGCTGCATTAAAAGTTGCAGCAGTTGCAAAACTTATAGATGTACCTGATACAGTTCCTATAGCATATTTTCCATAATCACTGTCTGCATCATCATAGTAAGAAACAATTACTTTATTTAAATTGCTGTCAAATGCAATTCCTATAACTGCGGTAGTTCTACTTGTATCACCTGTTTCAAAAACAGTAGCAGATCCAAAACTAATTCCAGTACCACTAACTGTTCCTACAATCGCTGTACCATCTCCACTGTTACCATTATCTTGATAAGCAACAACTACTTTATTATTACTACTATCAAAAGTTACATTTACCTCTCTTGTAGTAGCAGACTCAAATACAACAGCCGATCCAAAACTAATAGAAGTTCCAGAAATTGTACCTACAATAGCTGTACCATAATTGCTATTTCCATTATCTTGATAAGCAACAACTATTTTGTTGTTACTACTATCAAATGTACAATTAATGTACTGAGTATCACCACTTTCAAATACAGTTGCCGACCCAAAAGTTATATCTGTTCCTGATATAGTACCTACTTTAGCAGTACCGTACTGGCTATTTCCCCAATCTCTATAAAATATTCCTACTTTGTTACTGTTAGAGTCAAAAACGACCTTATTATTACTATTATTAGCACTAGAATTAAATGTAGCAGGAGTACCAAAACTAATTGAATTATCGGATGAATCTATAGTTCCTACAATAGCTTTACCAGTTTCACTAGTAGGTTGATGAGTATATACAATAACTACTTTATTTACATTGCTGTCAAAAGTTATACCAAAGTTAAAAAGATATGCACTCTCAATAACAGTTGGAGTACCAAATGTAATCGTTGTTCCGCTTACAGTACCCACACAAACTGTTCCGTAAGAAGAGTTACCTTGATCTGTATATGCTACAATTACTCTATTGTTAGAACTATCAAATGTTGATACTAATGATCCTTGCCCACTACCATCAGCTAATGCACCACTTTCAAAAACTGTTGCTGATCCAAGTGAGTCAGAAGCAGATGGTTGTTGCGGTATATTCCTAGCAATCGATCCAGTAGTTTTTACAGTAGCTTTTTGTCCATCTGCATATGCTGCGTGTGCAAATCCTATGAAGTTTTCGGTTGTTATATTTGTTGTTATTGCAGGAGATAAAACTATTCCTGTACCATGCCCACTGTTTGCACCATCTTGAAAGGTAAACAAAGCCCTTTTACTGTTACTATCGTATGCGTTTCCTTTTGGGGTAGTTGTAGTACTGTTCTCAAAAACAACAGCAGAACCGAAACTAATACTCGTACCTGATATTGTTCCTATACAAGTACTTCCTTTACTGTTTGTATCTTTATAAGAAAGAATTATTTTATTATTTGTAGAATCAAAAGAATTATTAAATGGGCTTTTAGCAGTAGGAACTACGGAAGCAGAGCCAAAACTAACACTAGTTCCACTTATAGTTGCTACTTTTGCTGTACCCACATCAGAGCCACTTGAAGAGTCATTATAAGTTATAACAAACTTATTGCTATTCGTATCAAAAACAGTGCCTTTATTAAATGAATCGGTAGCAGCAGCATGAAAAACAGCAGCGGAACCGTAGGATATAGAAGTGCCAGACACCGTTCCTACAATAGCCGTACCATGACTGCTGTTGTCTGAATCTTTATAAACAATTAACATTTTATTTACATTGCTATCAAAAGCAATATCCATTTCCCCTGTTTCTGCACTTTCAAATACAGACTCTGAACCGAATGAAATAGAAGTACTAGACACCGTTCCTACAATAGCAGTGCCATGTTTAGAATTACTGAAATCTTCATACGCTATGACTACTTTGTTACTATTGCTATCGAAAGCAATTGCAAGTTTTGAAGTTCTTGCATTAAATGTTTCAGCAGAACCGAAACTAATAGACGTACCCGATACCGTGCCTACGATTGCTTGAGCATTTGATGTACCATTTGCCCATGCAATAACAACTTTGTTAGAGTTAGTATCGTATGTAATATCAGTTTCACTAGAAGCGGCTGAATTAAAAACAACTTTTGACCCAAAACTTACACTGTTATCAGAAGGATCAATTGTTGCAACTATAGCTGTACCGTAATTAGAGTTTCCCTCATCTCTACCTGCCCAAATAATTTTATTTGTATCTGGATCGAATACAGAATTTCCATCTGTTGTATCTGCTTCATTAAAAACTACAGCAGTTCCTAATGCTTGGGATGATGGTGTAATAATACCACTAACAGTACCAGTAGAGTTTACGATAACAGGTTCACCATCTGTTATTGCACCACTAGCAAGAGCTCGTACTTCAGCGTCTTCTGCTATGTCACCGACAAATCTCATTTAACTTCCTATGAAAGCTCTTCATAAGTAACTGTATATGTTAAATCGTTAGCTGCACTTGCTGTAACACCAAGGGATTTATCTTCTTCTAAATACAACCCTTGATTTTTATCTATAATAACTACAAATGAATCTGCGGGTACTGCTATAGTAGAAGCAATAACTACTGCTGTTCCTGCTAAATCGTCATTCGGATATATTGCTACAGTTATGGTAGCTGAGTTTGTACCATCTACGTTAGATATAATCAAGCTATTAACTTTCATTACCTTGCCAGATGATGCAGGGTTATTCAAAGCATTTACTGCTCCTGTTCCTGCTAATAATGCTGTTGCTGTCTTTGCCGTGATCGTAGCGACATTGACAATATTAGGTGCTGCCATCTTTTATCTCCTTTTAACCAAAAACCATTGCCATTGCGATCGCTTTTCCTGTACTTGCTTTACTAGTTACAGAATTTATTTCTGCTCCTGTGACAGTAACTAGAGTAGAACCTAATACTAATCCATTACTACCATCATGGGACGCAACTGTAAAATTATTAGTTCCATCTGCTATAGTTGCATTCCCATTTATAGTTGTTGCTCCTGTTATAAGTAAGGTATCTGTCCCATCTTCATCATATTCCATAGTGACATCTTGACCACTACCAAATTTGATTTGTTTATCATCAGCTATATAAACATCACCCCACTCTAAAGAAGCTGTTCCTATATCAGCTCCCCCAGAAATATCAGGGACAATAGCTGTGGAAGCACTTAATGTAGATGCTTTAGTCGTTCCTGCTAAACTTACATCAGTAAAAGCATCATAAACAATAGCACCAGAACCTCCACCATCTGTAACAATTACCTTTACATTGCCGTTTGGAATCGTAACTGAAGCACCGCCGCCACTTCCTTGTTTAATAATAGTAGAGTAAGGGCCACTAGAACCTGAATCTGTAGTAGCGTTTTCAATTATCCATATTTTAGAAACAGTATCAGGAGCTAACGTAACGGTACAGTTTTGTCCTAACGCCCCTGTAAGTTTAAGATAAAAAGATCTTACACCATCAGAAGTTGCATCTGCCATTGTAATCGTAGCTGTAGACGCATTACTTAATGCCTCTGTACCATAACCAAAAGCCTCACCTATCAGCTCTAAATTAGTGTTTGTTGCTGTTCCCCACGTTCCAGAACGCTCTCCTGAGCCTATTTCTTCTAATCTTAAATTGTTTACATATGTGCTCATATTAACTCCTTATGCTGCAATTTCTTTCCAATTAGGTTCTTGGTCAGGTACATTTAATCCCCAAACAAACCCTACTCCCACAATACCAACCGCACCTGATCCTGTGACATCAATAGGAATATTTGCATCTCCTGTTACATTAACACTATTAACTGCTCCGGTAGCAAAGAGACTAGCAACGTTTATAGAAAAGTTTGCATCTCCTTCTACACTAACTGCAGACAACCCTCCTGTACCTGCAACACCTGAAACAGTGACTGTAGCTGTTCCATCTAAATTAGCAGTACCTACTCCTCCTGTACCAACAATATCTGTGGTGGTTATGGTAACCGTACTTGCACCTGAAACAGAACCTGCACCCCCTGTTGCCATTCTTCCTACAGGCACTACAGATATATTATACATCGTTACTGAACCGCCCATACCACTATGATTAGTGCAATAATAATAGAGCGTATTGGGAGCATCATGTGGAACAGCAAAGGTAACATTTGCCCCTGATTGTCCTGCGGTTCCGTTAACAGTTACCCCTGATGTATAAGCTGACCCACCTCCATGTGTACCATCAGAAGTAGTAGAAAATCGGAATGGATGACCACTAACAGAGGAGTCAGATACATCAAATACATACGTTTTTTCTCTTGCTAAAACAAGAGTGATTTGTTGAACGCCTCCTATAAAATATTTATTTCCGCTTCCCGTAGAAACTACGGTAACCGTTTTATTTAGAACTATTTCCGTATTCCACGACTGCGTGTTCCACGCTTGACTAAGGCTCCCCCAACCTAGATATGGAACAACTGCATCGGCCATTTAAGCAATCCGAATAATCGCATTTGAAGCATCAGCGGTAGGAAAAACAATGGTAAAATCGCCAGAACTTGCCGCTTTATCTGCACTAAAATCTAAAACTAATACGGTAGGGTTAGTAACAGAAATAGAAGTAGTATCAGGGCTAGTATTATAAACTAATGCACCCCTAACAGCAGAAAGAGTAACGTTTGAAAAAACTAAATCATCAAAATCTACTAACGCTGTTGTTCCAGAAGTAGTAGGGTCTACTGAGTTAAGCGTTCCTCCCCCTGCACTGTAGTTTGTGCCAGATACTTCATTACCTGTAGTATATGCAGTCGTAGCTGCGTTGAAAGAAGCACTATTTGTATACAATGCGAGTTTGAATGTATCTCCTGAAGCAGAGGTATCAAAATCATGTACGCCAAAAAGTAGCTCTTTTTTAAAAGAGGTACACATAAAATTCCCACTAAACGCCATATTAAAGTCTCCTTATAAGTTCCGCTAGTTCTGGGTGTCCTGCGTCTACTAAAGCGTTAAAAACAGTTGTTCTATCACTTTGTACCGCCTGTTTCATGTAAGAAGCAATCACTTTCTCAATATGAACACTAAATGCACGAGCTTGCTCTCTTATCGCAGGTTCTGCTTTGTCAGAAACAAAAACTAGTTTTTTAACACATCGAGAAGCTACCTCTTCAGGAGAAGCCCCCCTATTATTAGTTGTATGCACCTCTACCGCAAAATCATCAGGTAGTTTTAAACTATCTGTAAACATTATGTCCTAGCTTTCTTTATATATCCTGCAGAATAATCATCAGTAACTTCTAACGCTTCACCCATGTTTTTCAACCGACTAATTGCTTCTGCGTATCTTTGATTATACATAGTCATTATATCCTGTTCGCCTTTCATGAAAAGGTAACACTCAGAAAGAGAAGCATACAACAATGCTATTTCTCCGTTTTCACTAAGCCAACTATTAGTAGTATCTGCACCCAATGAAGTTATCACACCAGTTGCGCCACTTGTACCTCCTGTTACAGTTTCACCCACTGTATAGTTCTGGCTCGGTATCCTAACAGTGATACTTGTAGCTGTATCTACAACCGATATAGGTGAGCTTTGTCCACTTGTACCTCCCGTTATTGTTTCGCCTATAACAAAAGTACCTGAAACATCGCTCATGCTTACCAAGTAAGAGCTTTCAGTTAAACTGAGAGGTCTGTAAAAATAACTCAAATTAGCCGTAAAAGTATCATTCGGTGTAGGGGCTAAAACAAAATAATTTACATCAAACTGTCCATAATATTTAGGAACACCTGTTGTTGCCGCATTAGGGTTGTAAGACTGAACAAACTCTAACTCTTTAAACTGTAAATATTCATATGAGCTACTGTTCGTAATGCTCAAAGAATGTGGGGATAAAAAATCGCTAGGAACAGCTAGATACGCATTACCTGTAGATAAATCCCCTGTTACATTTTTTTGAAAAACATTTAACTGAGTAGATTTTAATATCCGCTCTTCTGCTAAACGAATAAACATATCCATAGAATTAAGGAACGTACTTTCCGTATTTTGCGTATAGTTTTGTAACGTTTCTTTTAATGTTGTGTAGGTAAAACTCATGAAATAACAACCTCCACTTTACCAATAGAAGTAATTGCATGTGTGGAAGCAATTTTCAAAGGTGGAAATATTTCCTGCCCAACAAAAACATCTAACCCTTCAGCCCTATCTGGTCTAGGGTCATACAATGCCTCTGGTTCAAAAGGAGGTGGGGGTGGTTCTAATTGTGGGTGTTTAGGTTCAAAACACTCAGGACATACTTTCAAATTGTTCCACTCTTTTTGCAAAGAAGTATATGGGTACTCAAACCCACAACGATCACAAATTGCTTTTGCGTATTTTCCAGATACATACTTCATCGTATAAACGTATAGTAGTCGCGACTAGGGGTTAAACTTAGGCTTGCTCTATCTCTATCTTCAGCGGCTGCTCTTTCAAACTCTTCTTCATATACTGCTTTTAAAATTTGAGTTCGTTGCGGAGCGCGTTTAAGAGAAATGTAATAAGCTAATCCTGCAGACAAACAGGGGTAAAACCTAAAAGGTACATCTACCGTATTTTGTGGGTTATCTACATCATCTATTCTAGTTAATTTATCATATACTAATGTGTAAGTATTATTATCTGGAGTAGGCCACAGTTTTATAGAGGGAGTAATTAACCTATCCACATAAAATTGTGTGGGTCGTGAGGTACTGTTTTTAGTAGCAATGTTGATGTAAGCATCTCTACTAATTCTACTTATAGCAACATCTGTTTGGCCTGAACCTGTTCCTGTTCTAATAACAGCAGACAATACATCAATAGTTGACTGTATGGGTGTTAAAGAAATAGCAGCGGAAACGGTGGTGGTTGCCCCACTTGTTGCACCTGTTATCGTTTCCGCTGCAACAAATGTTCCTTCAGGTATTGTAATATCTATAGCAGTAGAAGAGCGAATACTCGTAATACTTGCTGTAGCTCCACTAGTACCCCCTGTTATTGTTTCTGCTACTGAAAAAGAGCCACTAGCTGCAACGGTCATAGTAAGCGTTCCGGCAGGGTAAATAGCAATTCCTGATGCAAGAGGCAAAGTAGCTTGCTCTATTGTCCATCTGTTTAAGCCTCTATTAGCCCAATCAGCAAACAATAAATTTAAAGACCTACGCGCACTCGTGAGGTCCCAACCTGTACGCACTTCGAGGCCGCATCTTTCAAATGCTTCCTCGACGTACTCAGCTACATCAAGCTCAAAATCAGTAGAACCAGAAACTGCCATAAACTACACCTTAACTGTAAGGGCCTTTGACCATACCGCCACGGGCCATTTTCTTAACCTTGCCTCCGCGAGCCATTTTCTTAACGCTACCGCCATATCGTTTTTTCATTGGTTCTTTTTTATCTTTCTTTTTAGGCATTTTGCCTGTTTTAGGATCTCTCAAATCATCTGCATTGTCTTGAGACATTTGATCCATCTTTTTTTGTTTTAAAGCATCTGCTCTTGATCTAGGTACTGGTGGGCTTTTCTTCTTAGTTTTAGCAGCCATTATGCTCTCCTTTTTTTGCGGTTTTCTGATTGTCTAATTTTTGCAAACGCATCTCTTGCAGGAGCTCCAGGAGCTCCTTTTTTACGCATTTTTTCACCGCTTCCTGCAGCTATCCTTTTTCTTTTTGCATTGATATTAGCATAAAGTCCAGGAGGTTTTTTGCGTCCAGATTTTTTAATTTGTTGTGCCATTTGTTTCCTCGAAATAGTCATCAAACTAATTTATCTAAAGCAGCCGCACCGATAATTAAAATAACGATACCCCACATTCTTAAATCTAACTTATCTAAAACTTTTTCTATATGAGAGTATCTTCTGTTGCATTCTGCTTCATGCTTTTCTAGCAATTTCAACACTTCTTTTGCATCCATAGCTACCATGCCTTACACGACCAATATCGCGCACTGAATTTATCTTTTGCAGTAGCGCAATTATGCCTTGCTCTAAATGATTTTCTTCTAGCAGGTTGTTCTTTTTTAATAGACATATTAGGGTCTCCAAACCGCACTAACTTTATCTCGTTACCTTTTTTAGCTAGAACAGCTGACTTCTTTGGCCCATCTGGTGTTCTTTTCGGTTTATTAAAACCTGAAAAAGACATTCCACGGTAAGTAATTCTACCAGACGGGCTTCTTTTGACATCTTTCGTAGTAGCCATAGGGTTCCTTACGCATAAAATATAGTCATAGCAGTAATGTTTGTCGCCGTAGCAACATACACATCTGAGGTAAACAACACCCCTTCATCTGGAATGTTTACAGAGTGTGTTTGACTTGCTGTGAAATCTAAATCTAAAAGGGTTGAACCTCCATTGCCATCAGAAAAAGTTAAACGACCTGCTCCTGCGGCTACCAAAACTTGTACCTGACGTAGCCGAGCACGACCAGTAGAGGCCGCACCCGTCCCTGTCAGACGTTTAGCTTGTACATCTGAGTTTGCCATTTAGACCTCTCCTTATGAAGCATCAGACGAGCTAGAAATCCCGAAAAATTTCAAAACAATTACTGTATCACTTCCAGGATCACCAGAAACAACTAACTCAACTTCATCTGCTGTAGCACCACTAGCCGCAGTAGTATAACCAGACATGCCAAGAACACCATTACACCCAAAAAATCCTTTAAACCCAACCGAATTAACAGCGGCAGAAATACCATCTACATAACCGTCTGTATCTGCATCTGTACCAATATCATTTAGATTAACAGCGTTTGTTGATGCAGTAGTTACTGCTACAGTGACGCCCATCGGTATAAAGTTAGAAGGAATACCAATAGCCGCTTCTTTACCCGTAGTAGCACCATTTGCAACGGTGATTGTTGCTTCATATGTTTGTAGAGTCATAGTGCTTGTGACAGCACCTGTTGTTGTATTTTTAGTTATATCTGAAAAACCGTTTTCAGAACGCACTGGTCCTGAGAAAGTAGTATTAGCCATATGTGTTTCTCCTGTCTTGGCTAGTGTCAGTTACACGATGCAACTGTCAGGGATAAGTTACCGTACACAAAAAAACCCCCTTGCACAAGGGGGTTGATGTTTCACGTGAAACAATTTTCACGTTTAAATAAAAAAGGGGGGAATAATCCCCCCTTAATATTAAGCGGCTCCTGGAGAACCAAACACACACCTAGGGTCTGAAACCCCAAAACTGTATCTTTCACGAGCTTTATAACGAGCATTACCTGTATCAAAATCACCTTCCATAGAAGTTTTGATTGCGCTACGCTCAAAATGTTTAAAGCCGTTAGGAGCATCTGTTTTAATGAAAAACGCATCCGTATCGGTTAGGAAGTGGTTTACCACATAACCTTCTGGGAGCATTCCCATATTACGAACAGCGTTTATATCATTGTCTGCTGTTCCCGTACGAAGATTAGAAGCCATCAACCTTTCAGCTACGAACTGAAGTGCAGGTGGAATAATCATCTTACGGCCTTGCAGAGCAATTTTCAACCCACGCTCATCAATGAAAGCAGAAATGTCTATAAGAGACTGCTCTAGTGATGTTTCGTTAAGGTCAGCTGCTGTCGCTAACTCGTTAGCAAAGTTACCACCACCTACAGTTGGATGGTCTGTAGCACAAAGCTCTTTTCCATCACCATAAGTAGTACCACTGTCAAACGCATTGTTTAGAACAGCGGCTGCTTTAACTTGCTTCGTGTTTGCCATGGAACGAGCTAATGCCTTTGTGTAACGAGAGCTAAGTCGGTCATAGAGGTTATCCTCTACAGCTTCTTCAGTTATCGCAAACGCAAGGGAAATTGTTTCATGGGTGTAACGAGCAGTGTAAGCTTCGTTGGCAGTATCAAAAGAAACTGCTTGTCCTTCGCCTTTCACTGGTGCGCTACCAAACCCTGATAACATTACCTCTTCTTCAAACGCTCTGTCTGAAGATTCCGTTTCAAAAATTTCAGCATGTTCATTGTCATACCGATCGTATTCCAATCCAAAAAGCGCATGAAGTCCGGGTTCAAGCTCTTTAAGGAGTTGAGATCTTGCTATAGCCATATCATATCCTCCTTAGATTCCGGTTGTAGCTACATGGAAGGGAAGGTTCAACTTAACTAAAGCAATAACACCTGCTGCCGCATAATCAATACCTTCTACGTCTTTAAATCCGACGATTCTGAAGTTATCTGTTGCAGTAGTAGCTCCTGCTGTAGCTACAGAAAGCTCGCCAATAGAAATATTAGCACTCCCTGTTGTAGAACCAAAACCTGCACCCTCAGCATTAGAATGAATTAGTGCTGTTGCAGTTGCTAGATTAGTTAGCGTTGCATCACACGATATTTCAAACACTTGCATAGGATCATCATAAATAAACACAGTCGCTTCTGTGCCTGATTTAAGAGATGCTGTTCCAGGATAGTAGTTATTAAAAGTAGGCGTTCCGTCTAAAGCAGTATACTGACAACCGCCCATAACACCAAGAATCGCTACCGAACCACCGTCTGCCGCACTTACATCTACAAGACCGTTTGTAAGAGGAATCACCATATCGCCTTGATATATTGCGCTTGATGAACCTGCTACTCCAGGAATTTGTACTTTATAAGGCGTCAATCCATTGCCGTTCGGTGTAGACCCTATCTTGTTATGTGGACGAAGACCAAATGGGGAATCAATGTTCGCCATGAGTTTTTCTCCTATAAAAGATTAAGAATCGGATCCATTATCGGATCCACCAAAGGTTACACGAGACTGCCTATAAGGTTTACTAATAGGCATTGATGGATGTTGTTCCCTTAACAAATCATTATCAACGGCTTTCATTTGATCATCTGTTTTGTTTTTGAAATAATCGTTCCGTTGTTTATTTGTTTCAACAGGAAACCTTGCAAGTATCAGACCGCCAACCCCTATTACTCCGGCATGTTTGCCATCTTGTACTGTAGGGGCTTCAAAATCTGGATACTCATCAGCGCGAACAAGTTCAAAGCCTTCGCGAAGGCGGGCAGAAAGGTTTTTTCTATCGTCGTAACCCATAACAGTTTCACGGATCCAACGATGA